AGGACCAGCCGGTCTAAATCAAGAAATTCAATTCAATGATTCTGGTGTTCTTGGTGCAAATTCTGGCCTATCATTTAATAAATCTTCTGGCATATTCAGCACCAAACTAATATCTGTTACTAATTCTACCGGTGATGAAGGTGGTGAGATATTACTTGCTAAGCCATCAACAAACACTACATTAGTTGGCACCGGAATCACAATTGATGCCTTTCAGAATAAAATAAGATTCTTTGAGCAAGGCGGTTCTGCTCGTGGTGCTTACATAGATTTAACAGAATGTGTTGGTGGTGCAGGAACAAACCTATTAAATCCTACATCAACACCAGACACAACAGCAAGAAACACTGCTAATGCGGCCTTTATTCAGGCTAATGCTGCCTTTACAGCTGCTAACTCTGCTGGTGTTTATGCTAACGGTGCTTTCGCTAAAGCCAATACGCAAGACACTATTAACTTAACACAAAATAATTCCATTACGGCAGCCTTTGCGGCTGCTAATGCGGCTACCGCTACTGATACAACTCAAAACAATTCTATTACGGCGGCTTTTACTGCTGCTAACTCCGCTGGTGTATATGCTAACGGAGCTTTTGCTAGAGCAAATAATTCCCTTAACGCCAATACAGGCGGTACAGTAACAGGTGATTTGACGATTGGTACTGGAACTGGTGGTGTAATTGCAGGTGCTAATGTAATATACTCCAATGTTTTTGTAGCAAATAGTGGTGGTTATGTTCAATTTGCGGATGGCTCAAGACAATTTACCGCTAATGCTGGTTCAGGTGGTGGCGGAACAAGCAATTCTTTTGCTACAATTTCTAATACGGCAACAGCTTTAGTTGCAAACACAAGCAACACTAGATTAACAATTGTGGGCGAATCTGGTATTGTTGTTGCTATGAATAGCTCAATTAATCAAATTACCATTGCGGCTCAACCTGGTGCTCAAGGACTTACTGTGGATTATGGGTTTGTTGCAGAACCCGTTTTTTATGCACTTGATTACGGAACACTATAAATACAACTATGTCAACACAAGTTCAAATAAGACGAGGTAATACAGCACAAACTGCAATCTTTACGGGTGCAGTAGCTGAACTTACCGTAGATACCGATAAAGAAGTCGTTGTAGTCCATGATGGCGTAACGGCTGGTGGTTATCCTTTAGCTAGAGAAAGTGCTTTAACCTCAAATCAAGTTTTTTCGCAAGCATCATTTAACACGGCCAATGGTGCTTTTGCAGCTGCTAACTCAGCAGGTTCATATGCTAATAGCGCCTTTTTGATTGCTAATAGTGCGGCTGCTTATTCTAATACAGTAAACAATACACAAAACACCAGTATTACGGCCGCATTTACTGCCGCTAACTCCGCTGGTTCGTATGCTAATTCAGCATTTGCTACCGCTAATAACGAAGCCGGTGTAAATCTAACACAAAATACTTCTATAACAGCATCATTTACCGCAGCTAATTCTGCTGGTGTCTATGCTAACGGCGCTTTTGCAGCTGCCAATACTGCTGATAATAAAGCAACATCGGCTGGTGTCTATGCAAATGGTGCCTTCGCTACGGCTAACAATGAAGCTGGTGTAAATCTAACACAAAACAACTCCATTACGGCCGCATTTATCGCAGCTAACTCCGCTGGTGTATATGCTAACGGAGCTTTTGAAGCTGCTAATACTGCTGACAATAAAGCAACATCCGCTGGTGTCTATGCTAACGGAGCTTTTGTCGCTGCCAATACTGCTGATGTTAAAGCTACTTCAGCTGGCATTTATGCTAATGGTGCCTTTGCAGCTGCCAATGCAGCCAACGCAACAGATGATACACAAAATAATTCTATAACGGCAGCTTTTACTGCCGCTAATTCTGCTGGTGTTTATGCTAATGGTGCCTTTGAAGCTGCTAATGCGGCTACAGCTACCGATACAACACAAAATAATTCTATTACAGCGGCCTTTACAACTGCTAACTCCGCTGGTGTTTATGCTAACGGAGCTTTCGCTAGAGCTAATAATTCTCTTAATGCTAATACCGGTGGTACTGTTGTAGGTGATGTTTCAATTACTGGTAATTTAACTGTAACTGGTACGACAACATACACAAATACAACAATACTATTAGTAACAGATAATATTATTACTGTTAATGCTGGTATTAGCCAATCAGGTCAACCACTTCTTAATGCTGGTATTGAAGTTGACCGAGGCGCACAACCAAATTCATCTTTCTTATGGATTGAAACATCAGGTAAATGGGCTGCAAATAATGGCAATACACAATATTTTGTTGCTGCTGATTCTGCTGAAATCTATGCTAACGGTGCTTTTGTAGCCGCTAATACTGCTGATAATAAAGCAACATCTGCTGGTGTTTATGCTAATGGTGCCTTTGAAGCTGCTAATGCGGCTACAGCTACGGATACAACACAAAACAACTCCATTACGGCCGCATTTACCGCAGCTAATTCGTCTGGTTCATATGCTAATAGCGCCTTTTTAGTTGCTAATAGTGCGGCTGCTTATTCTAATACAGTAAACAATACACAAAATAATAGCATTGCAGCGGCCTTTACAGCTGCTAATAGTGCTGGTGTTTATGCTAATGGTGCTTTTGCACAGGCCAATACCGATTTTACAAATATAACCATTTCTCCTTCGCAAGCATATGGTAATGCAACACACATACCTATTGTTACTGTATCAGCGAATGGTAGAATTAACGCAATTTCAACTGTAGCGGTAACTGCTACTGACCCAAGCGCAATAGCATTTGCGATTGCTTTAGGATAAAATATGGCACAACCAACAACAAGACAACAATTCATTGATTACTGCAAACGCCGTTTAGGCTTTCCAGTAATTGATATCAATGTGGATGACGACCAAGTTAGTGACCGAGTTGATGATGCTTTACAATTCTTTGAAGATTACCATTTTGATGGTGTGGAAAAGATGTATATGAAGCACCAAATTACACAAGCGGACATTGACCGCCGTTGGATTTATTGTCCTGATGCGGTTATCTTTGTTGTAGGTATGTTTCCTTTTGATGATTCCAATTCATCTATTAATATGTTTGACTTGCGTTATCAATTACGCTTGCACGACCTCTATGACTTTACATCGGTAAGTTATGTGTCATATGAAATTACCATGCAACATATTCGCACATTAAATTTATTGTTTTCTGGCACACCACAAATTCGTTTTAATCGTAAACAAAATAAAATCTTTTTAGATATTGATTGGTCAAGAGATTTGTCCGTTGGCGACTATGTTGTAATTGATTGTTACAGAGCTATTCGGCCGGCCACAATTACACTTACAGGAACTGGCACAGCCGTTACATCAGCAAATACAATTGCAGGAACAAATACGGTATTTGACCAAGAATTACTAGAAGGTGACATTATTACGCTTGGCGGCCAAGAGTTGCAAGTCAGTAAAATCACATCGCCAACTTCACTTTCAACAGTTGGTCCTGTATCAACTAATGTTACAAATGGTGAATTAACAAAACCAGGCAATTCAGAAGTTTGGAATGACCGCTTTCTAAAACGATATGCGACAGCACTCATTAAATACCAATGGGGTTCCAATTTAAGTAAGTTTGCTGGCATACAAATGCCAGGTGGTGTTACTTTAGATGGTGTTCGCATTATGACCGAAGCTAAAGAAGAAATGGATAAGATTGAAGAAGATATGTATAACTTCAATAGCTTACCTAGTGAGATATTTACGGGATAATTGTAGTGGCCACCAATGTCTATTTTAATCCGTTTCCGTCCAGCCAGATAACTTCCGAGCAGTTGCTCGTAGAAGATTTGGTGATTGAGGCCATGAAGATTTATGGAATGGATATCTTTTATCTTCCTCGTTCTTCTCGTGACCAAGTAGATTATCTATATGGTGAAGATACTTTAAAACAATATGTTACCGCATATCCAATTGAGATGTATTTGGAAAATGTTACAGGTATGGATGGTGAACAAGATTTTATTTCTAAATTTGGTTTAGAGATTCGTGACGAAGTAACATTTCTTGTTTCTCGCCGTAGATTTGCCGCAACGATACCTTTAATTCGCCCACTAGAAGGCGATTTAATTTACATTCCACTTTTACAAAATTTATTTGAAATTACTTTTGTAGAGCATGAAAATGACCAAGCGATGTTTTACACATTAGGCCGTGGTCGTGGTGGTAATGTGTATGTTTACGGACTAAAACTTAAACAGTATGTATTTTCAAACGAAATTATTCAAGTTGGTATATCTGAAATTGATGACCAAATCCGTGATTACTATCCAAGAACAAATGTGGCACTATCTGCTGGCGGTACAGGCCAGTTCGTTAATGATGAAATTGTTTATCAAAGTGCCAAT